CAGTAACAACTGGCGTGATGGCGCTCATGTCAGGGGCGGCGTTGGTGAACTCGTATTTTGTATCCGCGCCTTTGTTGCCATGAATGTCTACTGCTCGTATTGATATGTTGAACGTCCGATGAGCAGACCCAAGGTATTTCATATTTTCCGAATACAACAAAGTTCTGGAATTATGAACAGTTAGGTTGGTAAACTTCCAGACCGGAGTTGCATCGTCATTCCACAACTTGAACTCGTAATGCAAGAATCTGGACTGAGGTATTTGCCCAGCACCACTCCCGACGATATGGTCCCAAACGATGTGTGCATCACGATCCGCAAAGGTTCTACCTGCTGTTTCTGCAATCAACACGTTGGTAACTTCAGGAACTGTACTGGTGGCCGAACCAACTGAACTCTTCGTGCCTTCCCCAAACTTATCGTAGGGAACCAGTTTGGCGTAATGCGTGGCGACTGTGGTCATTCCATCATCATGGATTAGATTGTCTCGTTTCCATCCAACCGTTGCCACCAAAGCACTCGGATCTTCGTCGATTACCAGTTGCTCGGTTGTGTGGCAGTAGACCAGAAACTTATCCAAGTCGATATTCGCATGACTCCATTCCGTCCAGTTGATCTTGCAGCCGTTCTTCGTCTCAGTGACCGTCGGGGTGAACCCGGCCATGCTTGGCTCCGCGTTCGAGAAGGTGACCAGGGTTTCCGCGCTCTCGTTCCGGTAGATGTCAACCGCCACAACGCTTATCTTGAACTGCCTGGTGGCTGTCCCAAATGCCTGAATGTTCTCGCTGTACTTAAAGGTCCACGATTCGTGGGTTCTGAGTTTGGTCCACTTCAGGACGGGTTCCGCCGACATATCATAGACGCGGATCTTGTATCTCCAGAACCTGGACTTGGGCATGTAGTCTTCATCGACCACCGTGGTCCATTCCAGATGCAGTGCCCGGTCGGTGAAGGTGGCCCCGCCGCCCTTCGCCTGGATGCCGGTAACGTCCGGAGGGTGAACCAGGTTCCCGGCCACGGCCACATCGTCAAGGGTCGCCCAGGTTCCGATCGTAGTGCCCTGGCCTCTCACCCGAATATCGTAGGTGCCGATCTTGGCTGGTTGGATGTTGAAAGAGGGGTCATGCGTTTCGCCTGCCAGCTTCCAGGCCGTGGTGTTTGCAACTGCATACTCAACCCGGTACAAAACGATCCGAGGATCTGGAGTGTGCGTCCAGGAGACGTGCAGGGCAGGCCGCCAGTTGTTGCCGGATTCGTAGGCGAACTCGTGGGCCGCCAGGGCGGTTGGAGCAGCGATCACACCCGAGGGAACATCGCTGGTCTCCGGCGCCGGGACGTTCACGTTATTGTATATTCGCGCGTATTTTGTGTAATCGTGGAGTAAACCGGAGATCTTGTGCTGCATTCCCTTCTGCGGAGCGTTGGAGAGACAGGTGAAATATCGAGGACTCACCGAAGGAGAAGTTATAGCCCAGTAACTTCCGACACCAGGCAAAACATCCAGTTCATCAATGGTGAGTTCATCGGTCGTAACGGTTGCCCCTGGTGTGATCACCACATGAACCAGTTTCAAAACTCGTTGAGGAGATTCGCTTACCGGTTGTCCAGTCTCTTCAGGAAGATCTGCCGAGTCGATTGGCACAGACAGGCTCAAGGTATAAGACACGCCACTTGTAAGGGTGATCTCGTCATCGAGGGTGATAATGGAATCTCCGTTGAAGTTTTCTGCAGCTGCTACCCTGCCGCCATAACGAAACAACGCATAGTGCGGGTCCTGTGTGAGGATCCGATTGCCTGGCTGGCAGTCACCGAAATTCATATCACCGACAAAGTTGGTCACATCCCCCTGGTTCAGTTCATTGTCTACAACCCATCGGCCATACCGCATGGCCTGGGGATAGTTGTTGCACCCAGTAGCCACCACATCAACGGGGCGATAACCGTACCGAGCAATCCCCGCTGCATCCTCATAAAGTGCAACCGCCGGACGGCCGAAGTCTGCCGGATCGTTCCATGTGACTCTTGCAACCGTGTGCCGCGCAGTCAGAGAACTGCCAGCGTAGTTAAATACTCCGTCGATCACATTAGAAGCATTGGCAATGTGTGAGGCGTTGATGTCTTCCGGATGAGCCGAGTCGTGAGGAGCGTCCTGCATGATGAGGACCTGGTTGCTCGCCCAGACCGGCATGGCAACGAAGGCACTCGCCATCTGATTGATTACATGATAAGCCTCTGCACGAGTCTGGATCACATGATTGAAAGTCCAGCGCCTCCCGTTATTAACTCCGTTCACATAAACGAACTCGTCACAGTATTTGGCGATCTTCAGGAGTTGCCATTTGAGAACACCAAGATCAGCAATATCACGCCCGAGTCCAAACCGTTCATTGATGAGCATCGCCAGGAAACACCAGGCCGGATTGTCAGTCCACTCGTAATGCCAGGTCCCATCCCATGTGCCAGTGGTTCTGTTCTCATTGGCCGACCAAGGTTCATAGCAACTGGGTACGGGGCATTCACAGTACCCGTAAACCTCGACCGATCTGAGGGGGATGGTACTTCCGAACTGTTTAGCGTTGATCTTGGTCCGCTGCATTGCGCACCACGGCCAGATGAACGAGTCGGGTACAATGGCTGTGTAAGAGGCCCAGTACACAAGATCGTGATAATATTGCTGAACATTGTTGTCGGTGGTTCGGGTTAGGATAACCGTGTATGGTCCTGGACCAAATCGGTCAATATTTGTAATTGTAATCTGCCGGTTGTAGGCCGACAGGCTCTGACCGCAGATATGGGGCAACGATACGACCTCTGGAGCTCCATCACCTTGGATAGTGATGGATAACCAGACATTCGCATTCGCGTAGTTGCCGGTGTCTTTTTCTACCAGATAGAACGTCGGAGTGTTGAGAGTGATGACCAGGTGTTTCATCCCTGGTACATCAATGGATCTTGTTACAGGAGAACCGCTTTCGATCAAGTAGGGAAGGGATGCTCCTGAAGTAACCTCAGTTTTGACCCCATTGCCTTGGTTGATGGGATCTTGATCTTCGTAGCCGAGCCGCCAGTTATACTGATATCCGTGGAAATTCTTTCCACCAGTGAGGGCCATGACGCGGGTGTTGTCGTAGGCAACCGATTGCGCGGAGTATTTCCAGTGGGCCGGAGGCGTAGTACCAGCACGGTAAGCATCCACGGCGCCTACAGGACCAAGGATCGGACCTTCGCAAAGCAGTTCGATGATGTCGGCTTCAGACCGGCATTTCAGAGTCTGCTTGTAGGCAACAGGGGTACTGGCTGACGCTGCACTTCCACCCTTACCGCCACCGCCGGAGCCCTCTATGTTGGAGGGAAGTGTATCGTCGTCCCGAAGATCGTTATATTGTCCGTCCATGTTGCATCAGCCTGTTCTGAATCTTCGTCAATTGCTTCGTCAATTACTGTCAGAGCTGCACTTACCACCGTTGTACCAATCCAGTGCCGTCCGAAGACCACTGGAATGCAACCACCCTGCTCCACTGTGTTGACCGGCCCGTTGAATAAAGAGGACTTGCGATCTTTAGCCGCCTCGCGCGAGTCGTAGTCCGTAGATACGGAAGGAGACAGGAGTTGAGAGATACCGGAGAGCGCCAGGGTTGCACCGAGGAGTGTGACTCCACCCCAGGTCATGAGCCCGAAAGTTCCGGGAACCGCTGTACCCATTACACCAGCAAAACCACCGATAGCAGTACCCATACCGGCGAGTCCAACACCAATACCAGTGGCGATCAGGGCTACACCGATAACAGCCATTGCGATTCCCTTGCCACTTATTTCAGACCCTTCGATGATAGGATAGAAGTGAAAGGCAGTATTGCCGTTAAACTGCATGGTGAGTTGATTTTCATCGAGAAGATCCCCGTCAAGATCAGGACCACAGACGATCTGATAGAGTCCGTCTTTGCGGATCTCCTTGAAGAATCTTCCATCATGATTCACGTCGAGTGCCCACATCGCTTCCTGTATCGACGACACTTCGTACCGATGAAGTGGACCGAAACATTCGGCCAGGTGACCGTAAAGGCAAATGTCTTTCATGGTTGATACCTGCAGTAGTGGGTGATGATCTTCGACCAGGGGCCGAGCATGTCGATACGGCTGGGCCGGTTAGGCAGGTGATGGAGGATCTGATCTTCCCCCAGGTACACCCCGCAATGGTTCGTCACGTTCGAGCCAATTACCCCGACCTTGCCCATGACACAATCTCCCCACTTGAGCTCCGATCGTTCGATTTCGATGAAGCCAAACTCATGAAAATGCTCAAGCAGTACATTCTCTTCCGTATCCCACCACTCCCAATCCCGAGCCAGATCCGGTAAAGCCACCTTTCGATAAACCTTGAACCAATCACGGACCAGGGCGTAGCAATCGGTTACCCCGTGCCGGAAGGTTCTCTCCTTGAGAGGCTGCATGGGCACCTGGTCGCCAAACCAAAAGGGAGTGCCGGAACCGTACCGATTGCAGATCACAACACCCCAGGGAAGCACCATGCGCTGCTGACCGAGCATATCGTCGCGCGAAGGGAAGTCGCGTCCGTTGGTGTGGGAGTGAACCACGGCATCTATCTGCGATATGAAGAATAACCCCAGGTAATCGGCCGGTTCGATCCGAAAGTGATTCTTCGGGTCTTCGTGACGGTTGATGAGAGGAATGTAAGTTCTCTTGGCAACGATCCCGCAACACTCCTCCGGGAAGGTCTGTTCAGCATGATACTTGATTGCGGCTGAAACATCCGGCCCAAACATTACACCCTCACCCGGCCCACTCCAGGGAATCCGGAGAAGGGCAGCGAAACACCCGGCCAACGCAACCTGCATCCGGCGAGAGTGTGACTGCACACATCGTCTTGAGGACCGTCGAGGTACGTATCGTTGTCCTGGGCGTCAGCGTAATACTCAAGTTCGATAGCACTCACGGAACCGTTGAACTCTGAACTGGCGGTAAAGGTGAGCGCGGCGTTGGTTGCACTGCAATATGCTCCAAAGAAGTGGGTATCGTTGCTGGCAAGAGAAATGACAGCCGCCCCACCAAAGTACACACTTAGATTCCCGGCACTCATATCGGCGATCGTAACGCGCACTGCATAATTATGCCCACCAATCGCCCTGGTTGTTCCGGCAAGACTCGCTACATTGCTCCCGGACTTGGTCACCTTAGTGGATCCATTCCATCCCCAGTTTGTCCCAAGGGTCCATCCGGCAATGGTCGAAAAGTCAGGATCGGCGGTGATGATTCCACGGTTGATTATCGGGCAGCGGTTCTCAGTTCCATCGTAGATGAATACCGAGTTGACGGCATCCCATCGACGGTATCGAAGCTGGCACTGATCGCGCAGGACCAGGCGCCGAGGGAGCATGACTCCTTGAGCGTCGAAATCCGGAGCGAGTTCCCACTCGATCATGAGTGCATTCTGAGCCGTCTTTTGGTGGAAGACGTAAACATCTTTGGGGAAATGGGCATTGATATTGTTGATGTTCCCGAGGTATTTCCCAAGGGTCTTGTATCGGGTCAGTTTCGCACCCAACAGGTCATGATAATCATAAACCAGACTGAACAATGGACCAGCCATTACCCCGAGGGTTGCCTCCACATTGGAGACGGAGATTTTCGGCCTGGGCAGGGTCCCGTCGGACTTGGACTCGAATCCTTCAGCCACAACCGGAAGGGGAGCATAAGCCACAAGTGCGTCACCGGCCTTGTTCTTCCACTGCACGGCTGTAGCGTTATTGGCCGAAGAACAGAAGTAAATAACCGATCCGGGCAATCCAGTGCGCCGATTGTAGAGCATGGTGTAATCGACCATGAACAGCTCAATCTCTTGACCCAGACTGCCAGCGTGAACATCGGCGGCTAGAGGATGATTGCTCATAGATCCCAGACCCGTATGGTGGTCATGGTAATGGTGGACTTGGTGGCAGGCTCGTATTCACGCTCCCAACCCTTGCAGATCCATTTCTTGGAAGTTGCATGCCTGGGAGGTTGCCAGTTGAACGCATCCCATCCGCCCCGATCGACCAGGAACGTTTCGAGAGTGTCGGCTTCAGTGTCTGTGAGCTTGAAGACCCAACTGGCTTTTTCATCAAGGAAGTTCAACCCATCGGCACACCGCTGGGAGTATCCGTCACCCAACTTGGATTCCAGGACTCGTGCGGAGATCGACCGCTTGTTTCCATCATATTCAGGATAAATATTACTGGGGAAGGTTTCCATCGGTCTTTTCCTTTTCGGGAGTGACGATTTCTTTCACCACTTTACCGAGGTTCAACAGTGCGAAGATCCCGGTCACGACCTGGCTGACAATCTGCACGGCCTGGTCTTTGAAAAGAAACATGGAAGCTCCCACAATGGTCCAAAGGGCAACGATCAAAATGATCTGACACGCCTGGCCCTGCATACTTACCTCCTATTGAGAAGCCCGCCGGGGCGCATGTGTTCCATAAGGCATTCATTGAACTTGGCTTTAACTGCTGCTCCGACCTGGTCAGCCATGCCCTTGGCTGCGCCGGGATTGCTTGCACCACCACTGTTTTGCACGGTGATGTTGATAGCTGTCTCAATCTTGGATCCATTCCCTCCGGACACTTTCCCACCATTGGGGACAACCGAACCGCTTCCACCAGCTCGGAGAAGCTCCGGCCCATTCTCTCCAACCAAATACCACCCACCAGCGGAGACAGGACCGCCGGATGCTCGTGGAGTTGGGGAATATCCGGAAGACAGAGGACCGGTAAGACTTTGAACTGGATTCAAGAAAGTCGAGATTGCCTTGAAGATTCGATCTGTTATCAAAGCCTGGATCGCAATGGTTACCAATTGTTGACAGACGTTTCGTGCAAAGGATGC